TAATAGGTGCTGTTAAGGCAGCGTCTCTTGCTGTAGCGTTAGCAAAGTACATTATTGTCTGATTTTGCAGGTTGTACTGTACCTGTGCTGCAGTTAGAACATCACCTGTGTTAAAGGTCTTGTACCCAGCGTTTGGACTGCCTGTAGGCATTGTTTTCTCCTTATGTTAGTATGATAAAGCGTTAGTATCAAGTATACCCTGAGTTGAGGAATCCAGGATAAATGCTTGAATAATAGGTTCTGCAGTGAAGACTGTTGTATTCCAAGTCAATGGAGTCACATCGTGAGTAACTCCTTGTACGAATACTTCTTTTGTAATACTTGATCCACCAGGCATAGCCTTTGTAATATTTACTGTTGTAAATAGGTCTAAGCGTAAATTGTTGAAGGTATTTAACTCACTAACATCTGAATTTAAGTTCAGTTGCATTGAGTCAATTCTAATGTCAGCATCTTTACGAGTAGCAACAATCATTTTTGCTTGATCTTCTGCTTCTGATGTGTCTAACATTAAAAGTTCATTCCTATTTGCTGATTTATAGGAATATTTAAGAATACTGGCTGCATCAGTGGCAATATACACTGGTCCACCCAATGCTTGAACTGCAACATCATTTAGAATTTGCTGATCATCATAGGCAAAGTCAACCTGAGCATATGGGAATTTACCTGCGGGTAAAGGATTTGCATCTGTATACTGTGAGACAATATTATCTGCTAAGATAGAAATAGTGTTACGATCTAAGAAAGTTGCTTTTCCATCTCTGCCCATAAAGAAAGCACCAAACTCAGAATTTTCTATTGTCTGAATTGCTTGTAGTACTGACCTATTTCCGCCTGGATCTACTTGCATTTGCGATTCACCAGGATTTAAAAGCATTAAAGATGTAGGAAAATCAGCAAAATCTAAGAGAGTTTCTATTCTTGCTCCAGATAATTGGCCTGATGTGGCTCCTGGAATAGGAGGTACTTCTGTAGAAACATTTGCCAATAGACGAAATCCATCTACGCACTGTAGTGTAACAGTAGCATCTGCGGTAGTTCCTTGATAAAACGAGGTATCAAACGAGTTGATGTATCCTGAAAATATGTTTACAGTTACAGGATTTCCAGATAGTGTTGTTTCTGCATAGATTCTTATTTTACGCAAAGGAAATAGTTTACCATAGTATGGTGATGCTGTATTCTGAGGATTAAAGTTAGAATTAGGATCATTTAGTATTACCGTTGCAGTTCCAGCCTCAAATTGAGAAAGTAATCTGTTGCGACCTCTACGGGTAGTTACTCTTCTAACTTGAGGAGTAATATCTACAAGGTCTAATGGCCCATCTGCTAAGATATTTGTATCTAAAATACCAAAACCAGCACTATCTAAAATAAAAGGATAGCCAAACGATGGTCCGCTTGAGAAGTCAATTTCTACTTTTATTACTGGTAGCGTCATTTTAAATCGCCTGCAATGTTATTTGGTTACCATTAGACTGTGAGAACAAAAGGCTGTTTCTAATAGCAGTAGATAACTCATCTCCTGTTGCATCAATAGTTATTTTTAAATCACTTGTCTTAGGTGTTGGTGAAGGAGATGGTGGTGGATCTGCAGTAGGTGCAGAAAATGATCTAAATCTAAATCTTTCATCATAATCCATTTGTGCTGATGCTGCTTGAGATGCTGCTAGATCTGCTGCTTCTTTAGCCTTAAACGCTGCTAATGATGATGCTTGCTTTGCTGCAGCGTCTGCTGCTCTTTGTGCTGCCTCTGCTGCTCTTAGTTGTGCTGCTATAGATGCTGCGCCTATTGCTCCAGATTCTCCTGCTGCTAATGCACTTGGAGTTACTCCTGCTGCTGCTAACGCTGCTCCTGTCAGATCTCCTGCTGCTTTGGCTGCAGCGTATGCTGCTGCTGCTGCTGCAGAATCTGTTCTGCTACCACCTAAGACAGGATCAGCAACTTTAGGAGGAATAGTAACTATTGGTGTACATTTCCCGTTAACTAAGGCAGTTCCAGCAGGGCATCCTGTTGCACTTGGATTTCCAGTACTTGGTGTGCCACTTGTATTAGGTAAGGTAAATCCTTTTGCTGCATTTAAATAGGCTTCTAAAGCCAATCTTGCCTTATCCCATTGTCCAGCAATTTTACCAACCATCTCTGCAGACAATATAAGTTTTGCATCATCTGTTAAAGTAAATGGCTTTCCAACTTCAAGCAAGTATGCAGCAACTTTATCTGGTGTAGTATTCCAGGCTTCTGCTAATTTGTTAACTTCATCTGCACCAACTTGTTGATCTGCTAAGGCATCAAGTGCTTGAGAATAGTGTAGTGCAGCCTCAGTAGGGTTATCAGAATCTTTAAACCATTTTCTTCCAAGTTCTTCAAGTTTTTCTTTACCTATGTTGCCATGTCCTGCTTTAATAGCAGCAGTAAATTCAAGATACTTCTTTGCCTGATCTCCAGACATTCCCCACGCCATTCTTATGGCCAGGATTCCTGCATCATCTAATTTTACTTCGCCTATTGCCAAGATGCTCTTGATATACATATCAGCAGCCTCTGTGGTCATTTCCCACTTATTAGCCAAATATCCAATTACAACTATGTCATTTGCTCTTAGTTTATCAAGGTGCTGAACAATATCTGCTTGACGCAATAGTGTTTTGTTATATTCGTCTGCAGCCTTTTGTTTTAAATCATCTAATGCTTTTTGTTGCTTAGTTGTTTCTGCTAATAATACTTTACCAGTTTTTAGAAGGTTCTGATAGATAGCCTCCATCTGGATAGCATTCATCTCATCAGGATCTGTAAGTTTAATTCCTTGCTTATCTAATTTAGCATTGTTCTTCTTAATTGCTGCAAGTTGAACTTCCATCTTCTTTTTATCTGTAAGAAGATTTCTATTTAGAGTGGCAAGTTGTTTAGCACCTTTTCTCTCTAAGCCCTGGATATAAAGTCTCTTTTGTTCATCTGCTAATTGCTCTGCATTCATTCTTGCTTCTCTTGCAGCATCCTGAGCATTCTTTATTCTTGTTGCGTTAGCGTCTTTAACTGCGTCTTCAATAGATTTAAATTGACTAAGGATAATATCTTGCTGTGCTTTTTGTTTATCAAATGCTTTTTGTTTTTTTACTTCAAGACTATCATAACTAGCAGCAAGTGCGGCATTAGCATCAATTTCTCTTTGAATTCTTTGTCTTTTTTCGGCATCTCTTTTGACATCTCTTTTGGCTGATTTGTCAAGCAACCATTGCATACCTTTATAGACTGCAAATACTGCTGCTGCTGCTATTGCAAGCATTGCAAGAATTGGACCAAAGGCTGCTGCTCCTGTAACGGCAGCCATACCAAGAGCAACTCTAAAAGAATTAACAAGAACAGTAAGTCCTCTAATGCCTTTTGCAAGCGTAGGCAAGGCTTCCTTCATATAAGCACCTTCACCACCGAACTGCTTCATTTCTTTGCCTGCTAAGAAGACGGTTCTTCCGAATCCCTTTAGGATTCCTGCAACCACTTTTACTCCAGTAAATAATTTTATGGCAAGAAGGGTACTTGCAATTCCTGAAGCAAAAAACTTAAGCAAAGGGCTAAGACTTTCAATTGCGCTTGCAAGATTAACTGCTGCTTTTCCAAAGTTTTCAATAACTGTTATTGTCCCAGCAAGGGTATCAGCGATTTCTTGTTGATTTAGTCTAATAAATTTTTCAAGGGCAGGGAAAACTTCATTTTCCAAACGATCTACAAATTTTTCTAATACTGGAATTAGGGCGTATCCAACTCCATCTGCTAATTGATTAAATCTTAACCTTAATCCTGTTAGTTTACCTGCAAATGTGTTTGCTGCTGCCTCAGCCTGCCCTTTTGTTATTTTTGCTAATTCTTCTTGTGCTTTTGTAAAATCTTTTGCTTTAATAGTTGCAGCAGAAAGAGGTAGTCCTAATTTTGTAAGAGCACCAAACTGACCATTGTATGCTTTGGAAAGTGCCATTGAAACGGAACCCAAATCTTTTCCGCTTGCTGCACTAATATCTGTGGCTAAAGCGAGTAATCCTTGAGCCTTGCTTAGATTTCCTGTTCCTTGAACTAATGTTTTTAATGCAGGAATTAACTCATCATTATCAATTGCAACTTGTAGTTCAAGACTATCTAAAAATCTTGAGTTTGCTGCTATGGCATCTTCTGTTGCTCCAGTTGTATTTCTAAGTGCTACTGCTAATGATGCCTGTGCCTTTTGGTCTTCCATGGCACCTTGCACAGCATCTACTGCAAGTTTACCTGCAAAGGCAACGGTTGCAACACCTGCTGCTGCAAAGGCTTTTGTTGCTTTCTTGCCAAATGCATCAATCTTTTTGCCCATCTTGGCAATATCTCTTTGTGCTTCTTTACTACCTTTATCAGAATACTGAGAGACAATTCGTGCAATTACTGCTCCAGTTGTTGCCATATCATGCACTCTCCTTATTCAAATTTTGTTTTAGTGTTGCTTTAGCCTTTTCAAGGGCATCAAACACATTTTTTACAATTCTATCTTTATTCTTATCTACAGACTTCCAGATTAAGCGAGAAGCGTTTCCGTCTTGTTTTTCCAAGTTACTAATAAACCTGTTCTTTCCTGCGCTTTTGTTCTTTCTACCTGCTAATTCATAGATAGCACCTTGGGCTGATCTATTCTTTAAGGCACCAGCAGATGTAGTATAGTCTTTGCTAACTTTTCTTTCAGCCTTTGAGGTTGAGATTCCAGACTTAATAATACTTTGATCCCAAGCAGGCCATCCAGCACCACCACGAGAGCGAGGGTTGCGAGCAGGTTGAGTATTCCATCCACTAAGTGGTGGCGCAGAAGAGACAAAGCCTTGTGCATCTTGTTTAGCACTTCTTAATTCAGAGTTAATAACTTTATTAAAACTCTTAACTGCATCTTTGTCAAATTGCTCTAATGCTTTTAGTGTTTCCTTTAAACCAGTTAACACTATAGCATCTTTACTCATTTCCTGCTCGCTTCCTTTGCTTTTTGCTTTAGATAAATAACAATTGCTTCAAGTATACCTTCAGGTGCTTCAAGCAAATCGTTTGGAGATATCCCTGTCTCCACAGAAACCATTGCTACCGTATAGGTTAGGCTGTCTCTGTGGATTCGGAATTTGGGTCATTTGCTAACTCCACTGATTCAAGTGTGTCAAGAAACGCATCTCCAAAAGGCTTTGGTGCCTTACCAGCATCCTTCAATGCACCATGTGCAAGGTAGTAGATGTGCTCTAACTTTTGATCTTCTGTAAGTAATTTAGCAAAGCCCTTATTGAACTTATTTTCAAAGGCAACAATAGTCTTTGGGCGAATAGGATATACGCCTTCTTCACCATCTGTTGTTTTGACTTTTATGAATAAACCATCCATTATTTTTACCCCTTTAAGGTGTTGTAATTTTATTTATATTTCCATAAATAGGCCAAGTTACTCGTGCCGTTGATAGTTCACCAACACCACCATTTAACGAGGTCCATTCGGAAATTGTAATCTCAAATTCGTATCTGGGATTGGAAGCACTTGTACTAGCACTGCCTTTTGGCTTTATTTTGCAATAAGCAAGTCCTCCTACAAGTGGAGCGATTGTATCTTCTACTGAGTTATTATCAAAATCCTGCAAAAAGTCAAAACTTACACTATTATTTGCAAGTCCTGCTAATTGTCGTTTTGATACATCACCAAGAACCGTAGTTTCAAAAAGATCATGTACAGTACTTAACTGAACTGATGAAACATGGTCACTTAAGTCTACCACAGTTCCTGAACTTGGTCCAATTTGTACTGACACATCAGTTAAAACTATGATTGCCATGATTAAGGAGTTGTATCCTTAACGATTTGACCTGAAATTGGCCATGTGACAGAAACAGTTGAAAGTTCTCCAACTGCACCGTTGAGTGGAGTCCACTCTGAAACCAAAACTTGTCCAGCCTTTGTTGCTCCAGAGCCTGAATTGTCTGCTCTGTAAGCAGGGTTAGTTGATGAAATTGCTGCTGAAGTTGGCTTGATAACAAGATTTGTTAATTGACCAATTCCAATTCCATCAATAATTGATTCCATTGCTCCTGAAGCGAAGTCGTTGTGAAATTCAAGGGCTACGGAGTGATCCTTAAGTCCTGAAGTTCTTGTTCTTGCGCCAACTGGGCCAAAGGCTGTGGTCTCAACCACATCTTCTGGCGTATTGATTGTAACTGACGAAATGTATTCTCCAATAGGTTGTCCATTAAGTTCTACATCTACATCTGTAAGTACTATTCTTGCCATTGTTATTTATCTCCTTGTTCATTGTTATCTGATTTAAAAACAAATGCTTCAGGTTCTTCCTTCTGCACTTGTACTTCTTGCTTTACTGCTTGTATTGCTGGTGATTCTTTTACTGCTGGTGTAGGTGCTTTTGATAAAGCGTCTACTCTTTTTAACTTACCTGATTCAAGATACTTTTGAATATTAGCACCTAAATCAAGCAATTCTTTCTCTGTAAACTTTGCACCTGGCTGTCTACCACGAAGTGCTGTTTTAGTTACTACATATTCCATTGTTTCTCCTTATCCCCAAATTGTGAGGTTATAACGGTAAGATAAAAATGTTTGATCTCCAGTCTGATAAGTACCACTTTCAGCACTTATAACTCTTAGAGTATTAACAAGTCCACCTAATGATCTATCTGACTCTAAAGCAGTTTTGATTGAACCATTACCACTTCCAGCCAAAAGAACATCAAGTTTTTCTTGTCCACTTCTCTCTGATATTCTTTGTACAATCACAAATACATCAACAGAAGCCTGATCCAGACCTCTTTGGTTGTCAATGTCAAATGTGAAATCTAATTGTCCTACTACTGCACATGGTGGCACAATAACATCTGGAATTAAGTCATAAACTCTCAGGTTTGTTATTGTCTGTAGATTTGCTTTTAACGCATCTCTTACACCATTGATATTGGAAATAGCCATTAGAATGCCAATCCAAAGTTTCTACGGTATGT